AGAGGTGCATTGGTCAAGACCCCTGACCGTGACTACCCATACCGTGTGTTCGTACATCGAGACATCTGGGTTCGTTACATGTCTGAGAAAGCTGAAGCTTTAGATTATGTAGACTACAAGTCTCACATGGTTGGTCAGCGTTTGCACAGCGATAAACAGATTCCACAGAAGTGGATTAATCGTTTAGGTGACATCTGGGCGTTGTTGTATGACGGCTGGGAAGTCCGTGGCGACGGTGACGGTTAATGAATCTTTGGCTGGTCATATGGCGAATCTTAGATTTTACTTCGATTAGCCATGAGGTTCCTGAGCCTGTTGCCCCAATCGTATGCGAGTATTTCGCAGACGATTGTGTAAGGGCGCTGGGGATTGCGTGGTGCGAGTCACTACACAATCCCCGTGCCTACAACGGGGTAGATCACGGACTGTTTCAAATAAACGAAAACTATTGGGGCCATGTGTTTGAAGATCACTGGCATAACCGTTACGAGGCTGAGCAATCAACTCGGTTCGCGTTCTACATCGTGGAAAACACAAAAGCTAAGTGGGATTTATGGACCTGTGGTAGGTACAAGTGACTACCAGATACCAGAAATACAAAAAACAACGCTGCTGGGCAATCATGCCCGACGGATCACAATGCACAGGCTCACGTAGATCTAGTAAACCTTGGACAGGTCCAGGTTCACGCGACGGCAAAATTGCGTTGTGTAATGGGCATAACACTCACTTTCTTAAATATGGTGACCCGCATACACACATCCCGTTGAAGGCTCAAATGCCTATGACTTTTGAAAAACGTGTTGAGCATTACATGAACCCTGTTCATGGATACATCAAGATCACTCCTTACGGATGTTTCGAGTGGCAACGCACCAAGCTGCGTGCAGGCTACGGGCTAGTTAATTCCAAAGTCATAGCCGCTAGGTGTGGCACAAAGAACAACGTACAAACACATCGAATGATGTGGATTTACAAAAACGGTCCTATCCCTGATGGGATGCAAGTCCATCACAACTGTTACAACACGTCGTGTTGTAACCCTGATCATCTAGTCCTTGCAACAGGCATGGAAAACAACAGTGATGCTGGCATGGTCAGACATCTCAGGAAAAGATATGCCATGCTGCTACTGAAGAACCGTGACTTGAAAAATGTAATTAGAAAATTGGAGCGACAGCTTGCCAAAGAAAAAAACAAAAATAAGCAAAGCTGAACGAGATGCATGGCAAAAAAGAGCGATGAATAATCGCAATAACCCTGTCATCTTTGAAGATGACTCGTTCACAAAAGAAGAAATAGAAAGACATCGTGGCTAAATACGACGGTAGAACATACATCCAATGGGAGCGCTCTGATTTCACACAGTGTGGATACATCGCTACCTACGCTTTGGGTGGTTGTAGGTGTGTTAAATGCAGGGAACGTTATGAGAACTGGAAGCCTTGGCAACACAACACACCAAGCACCGCTATAAAGCGAGCACAAAAGCGAACACCTGCGTCGTAACGAAACTGTAATGTTTAATTAGAACAGATGTCCGCTATACTAAGTAATTACTTAGTCTCCCCCAACCACTGGTAGGCGGTTGGGGGGTACTTAGTACCACTCAGTGTCCTACCCCACTGAGAGACTGACAACATGAACGAATACCCCTTACACAAAGACAGCGAAGGTCGCTGGGTGCATACATGGGTGAGGCAGTCCACAGTCAAGACTGCTGATATGTGTTTAGAAAGATTCCGAAACACTATCTTCAACCTTGTAAGCGAAGAAATAAAAGACGCGGCAACATTAGGCACGGCATGTCACGCAGTAGCTGAGGACGCACTCAACACCCGTAAGACAGGCGGAGAGATGTCACAGCAAGACATGATCGACTCTTTCGAGATGTACTGGGAGGAAGCCTTACCGACGATTCAGGTATGGAACAGTTATTCAGGTGAGAGCGCATACGCAGAAGGGCTACGCAAGATAGAGAACTGGCGCACGGAAGTGCTGCCACAGTTACAGCCAGTAGAGGTCGAACAATATTTCAATTTACTTTTCCATGAGGACGATGACAGAGTTGTCAACTTCTCAGGAACGATAGACCTCGTAGAAGAGGACAGGCTTTGGGACTGGAAGTTCCCAAGCCGTGACTACAGCAGAGACAAATGGCAATACGAACGATGGGATGTGCAATCAATGGCCTACTGCTGGGCTATGGACATTCCAAAATTTTCCTATGCTGTCATGCACCCGAAGGGTGTAGGTCGCATGGATCTAGTACGAGACAAAGGCCACACAGACTGGCTACGTCAAAAGGTCTTAGGACTCTGCCACGTCGTTGAATCTGAGATGACTAAATATCCTCTCGGTGATGACGGCTGGTGGTGCTCTGAGAAATGGTGTCCAGCGTGGACACGGTGTAAAGGCGCAATCATAGGAGGCGCAAAGTAATGGCATGGAAGCCAATGGAGCCGCACGAGCGTGCGAGCATAGAAGCACAGGTGATACTCAAAGGTGCTGTCGAACTGACAGCAGCACAGGTATCAGCTAATGCAACAGATCCCAATGAGGATATTCTCACAACACTGACAGACAATGCGTCAGCGTTAGCGAACATTCTTGGGGATGTTAAAACACAATTAGGAGCAAACGCTCCAGGCCAAGCAGCAGCGATACAGCTAGAAGCACAAGCTGTAGAAGATGCGGTCGTAGCCAAAGTTGAATCAGCATTCCAAGGGGCGACAACTACGCCTCGGGGACAAAGCCAATACCTAGGCGATGAAGATTACGATGCAGTACATAAGATATTCCTAAGTGAAAAGAATGCAGGAATTGTTTATGCGTCGAAAGACTCAGCGTTCATGGACAACCAAGCAATACGTAAACTGTTTCAAACAGGGGTTCGTCAATTTCCTCAGGATTATTGGGCAGACTCAATGCGAGGTAAAGATATCCCGACAACGAAAACTGGAAAGTGCGGACTCGGAGATTTCAAACTCAAGAAGGGACTGTCCCTTGGAGAAGATGGGCAAGCCTATGTAGGTAAAGGCGACGGCAACCATCCTCTTGCAAGCAAGAGCGGTTACTTCGCTGGACTACAGAAGAACACTTCTTGGTCATGGCCTGAACGACCCGAACCAGTTGACCCGCAGGGTTGGCTTGTCGGCGTAGATGCCTAAAGAAATCAGCATGGAGGAGGCGAGGCAACTCGTTACGGGGGCGGCAACTGCGCCTGCCCCCGCTCCTCCTGCCGCTGAACCACAGGAGATTGAGGGTGTAAGCGCCCAAGATCTGCGCAGACTATTCACCCCTAAAGGGGAACAAGTACGACGGATGAAGCACGACTTACGTGCTGGCAACGAATGGAGTTTCGGAGTACGAGCCTTTGACGAGGCCACACTCGGAGGCGCAAGACCAGGACAACTGGTCACATTAATAGGTAGATCGCATACAGGAAAAACGTTGCTTGCCATGAACATGGTGGCAAAGAACCGCAACCATCGCACCCTTTGGGTAAGCCCCGACGAAACAGAAACAATGTTTTGGGGACGGTATTCATCTATTCGGTTGGAGTTTGATCAACGAGAATGGGTAGGTCGATTGATTCGCGAAGATCCCACAGCGTGGGAACGAGTGGAACAAATCATGCAAGACGAAACTAACTTGCATTTTGAATCTACTGGGATGAGCGTTGACGATCTAGACAAAGCGTTACGCATTGCATCCACCACCTTGTGGGGAGGCAAACGGCCAGAAGTTTTAGTTTACGATTTCCTAGAACTGATACGAGGCGGCGAAGCTGGTGACGCAGCCAGCGTCCAAGCGAAGATCGAATCATTCAAACAACTCGTATCAGACTGGCGACTAGTGGGAATTATTATCCACCAGTCAGGCAGAGGTACAGGTAATCGTGGCAAAGCTGGCGGTATTGAAGCAGGCAGGTACGCATCCACAAGTGAAAGCCATTTCCTAATTGAAACATGGCGTAGATGGGATGACACCAACCTAGATGAGGAAACTCGTGCTCATTATGAGGACGAAGTTTCTGCTGGCCTGTGGAAAAACAAGGCTGGAGATGGGGAAAAAGCTGAGGTAAACCTCACTATAGACAGCAGCGGGCGTATCCTAGAGCCAGGAGTTACATGGGAACAAGGCACGTTCGATGGATAGCGCAGCAGCAGGAGCATTCAAAAACGTATTCCAAGGCTTTCCGTATGCGTACGGAACAGACTCTGGTGGCTGTCGTTGGATCTCCGTTTCCACAGAATTGATTGAGAACCACCTGAGCGGCTCTGAGATGATCGGAATTTATCCGATGGTCTACGACCCCCACAAACAAGAGGGCGGCCCCGCAGGGTTCATACAGTCATCGTCAGACTTGAAGGCCAGACCTATCTACCCTGACATGAAACGTGAACTATGGATGTGTACATGGGGAGCCATCGACATAGACGAAGGCGACGTTGACTCAGAAATAATTGCAAAAAACGCAGTTACTTTATTCTCAGCATTAGGGATCACAGCATGGCTAGAACGATCCCGAAGCAAGGGCTACCACGTATGGGTATTCGCAGAAGAATGGATACCCGTTGCGTTAATGCGTAAAGCATTACAAGCAGTCATGCAACTAGCAGGCGGAGACTACGACGCTGTATACCCAAAGTCCGACTCATTAGACGGACCCCCAGGAAACTACATACGACTTCCCTACGGAGGCGAACGACCTTACGGACGCCAAGTCATGGTTAATCCAGAAACAGGAGAAACCTACGACATTTGGGATTTCATAATAGAAGCCGAAGCAGAACGAACCCCACTAGAAGAACTAGAACGGGCAGCAGAACTATACCAAGACCACGAACCAGACATCCCACCACCACGGGACTACAGCAAAGAACCACTCATGCGAATAGATGGTTCACGCTTACGAGGACTGGCGTTAATGATGTACCGTAACGGACCAGTGGACTACTACATGCAGCACGGAGCAGGGCGAGGGCGACACGGATTCCTAAACCGATTCGCAAGAGCCATGTTTGAATCAGGATTTGAGCGAGGCGACGTAGTGTCATGGACCAACGACCTAGACTCACGACTAGGCCAATGGTATCCAGAAGGCCCAAAGTTTATGGGCCGACGAGATGGCGACCGACAAATGGAACGGCTAGTGGACGATGCCCAAAAAAGAGCAATTAGACACATATGAGTTAGTCATAGAAGGACGGCCCCGTACAAAGGGCCGTCCACGTATGACACGTAGCGGACGTGCCTACACACCTAAAGAAACGGTCGAAGCAGAGAACCGTATCGTAGAAGCTGTAGGCGACAATCCACCCATCTTTGAAGGACCAGTAAAACTAGAACTACATTTCACAAACGAAAGCACCTACGTAAAAATTACGTCGCTACCAGATTGGGGCAAAACCAAACTGCGTGGCGACCTAGACAACTACGTCAAGCTAGCTGCCGACGGTCTACAAAAGTCAGGGATCATCCCAAATGACAGAGATGTAGTTTGGGTACAGGCGGAAAAAACATGAAGTTCCAAGACCTAGATTTCTCCGAACGCCTAAACCAAATGGGCGACCTAGCCGAAGGCAAGTTTGAAGAAGTATCACCGTGGCCTTACGCACGCTACGGCCTGAACAGGCCACCCTTTCGTTTGAACAACGTTCCTCGCGAAATTTGTTACACACCTGACTACCTGACAGAAAACTATTTAGTAGAAGTACAAGGGTTTGGGCGTAGCCAGGAAATCCACATGAAAGTAGACAAACTCAAAGCCTTAACTTGGTGGCATGAACAAATGGAAGTCTTACTGTTCTTGTACGACTCTTTATTTGACCGTCATACTTTTCTCCGATTCCACACAATCAGAGACTTGTGCTTTCAAGCACAAACAAAACTTTTTCCAGATAACAGAAAAGAATATTTTGCCATACCAGCAGGCATAGCATGGGCGTATGGTCAAGAAGGAATTTCCCTTTGATCCTCTTGATCTTTCATGGAAAGCACAAGGGAATCCACAACAAAAACAAACTGAAATAGAAATACTTCAGGAAGCTGCACCCCACGCACCCCTAGAAGAATCGCAAGAAGAGCGCATACAACTACAAGAAGCTGTGCTGGACGCTTTCGACGAACTAGAAGAAGATGAAATCTGGTTACTAAACGCCTTGTTGTTTGAACGTCTGAGCCTCAGACAAGTTGAACGATTAACGAACTTACCGAAAACAACAGTGGCACGCAAACGTGATTACATTCTAAGAAAACTTAAACGAGCATTAAATAAACGACAAATTGTTAGAGACTATTTAAATTTTTTACTCATCTACTTCATAGTCTGAGTCATCCATTGCATCAGCCGACGCAAGAATCAGGCCACTGATTATTGCAAACACATGGCTGTGCAAAGGACTGTTCTCAAAATCGTTAATCATTGACTCCGCAGAGAACGCCATAGCGTGCTCAAACGGCAACACAATCATCACAGCTAACGAGTCATCATGCCATTTGGCATGATTCCCGTCATCCACATTCAACAAATGTGAATTGTTTTTTATGTCGTTATAAATCTCAGAAGCAAGATAACCGTACTCTTCGGCCCACTCTTCCCACTCGGAGTTCTCTTGCTCCTCAGACACGTCAACTAACCAACGAACCTGATCGCGAATCCCCGACACGAGTCGCAGCAATAGCTTTACCAATAGCAATGACAGCAGCAACCGCACCAATTTTTAACGAGTCCGTCCAGTCAGGGCCAGGAACGGCCATAGCGCCTACAAATCCTTGACAGAACGTAGCCAAACCACGTTCAAAACAATCTCTCAAAAAATCTAAATTAAACAAAATATCTCCTTAAACAAACCACAGATAACGCCAAGTTACAGGCCCGCAGACCCCATCCCGCCGTATCGGAAAATTGGCTTGGAATTCGGAAACAGCCTTTTGGGTTTTTCGCCCGAAAATGCCGTCTACCACAAGCTGTGCGTTGATGCGTTCATTCAAACGTGCCTGCAAAGTAGCCACGTTCTTGCCCTTAGACCCACGGTGCAAAGGCTTGCGACGGAAATCTACCCCTAAAGATTCCATCTCTTCCATACGAACATCCCAATCAAGAGCAGTAGGCGTTCCCGTCATCGGCATCCCAGATGTAATCCAGTCCGCTAGACCGTCCCCAGGGCAATATGTGGTGCCGAAATCTCTATGACATTTGACCCATAAGTGGTCGCCATACTCTTTCCGCATTGCCTCTACAACGGTAAGGATCGCCTCCTTTCCCTTCTCAGTTAGATCGTCACCCGAACCAATGTAAGAAATGGAAGTGGTATTAGAGTTATGCCCTTTCGTAGCTGCACCCTGCTTCCACCCACGACCCTCAAAGATCTCGCCAGTCTCACCAGAAACCAACCAGTTGTAAGCGATAGACCGCCAGCCCCGAGTCTTAACGTGATACTTGTCATGCTGACGAATACGATCCCAAGGGGCGGAACCAGAACCAGTCGTATGATGAACAACAACACCTACAGGGACACGGCGAAATTCGCTTAACTTCTTACCAGAGTCAATGGCCCCCCACTCGGCACGAGAAATGAACTGCATACCTATAGGTTAGTTCGTCCCTATCGAAGTCTTGCGGTCCTTAAAGAACGTTCTTGATCCATTTCATCTCGCCTTTCATACATGCGAGAACGACGTTCCATGTTTTGTTCCCACTTCGTGTTCGTGCGCAATCCCGCACCGAACACAAAAGAAATCCAAGTAGACACAGATCGTTCCTGATACCGCTCCTCATCAGGGAACAACCGACGCAAATCAGACAACGTAGGCATTAACTGAGCCATAGCGTGAAGCTCATAATCCTTCATCGCCCACTGACCCCGACTGTTTTTTGCCGCAATACCAGGAACTGACAACAAATCCATTAAGAAAGGAACCTTTGCATAAGCAGTCGGAACAACCTCATAATCACCCTTAAAGTTGTAACCCTTCCAAAGATTTTGTTTAGCTTTCCACTCATACGGAGCTTTAATCAATGGAGTTATCTGAGTCCCTAACGTTTCCAACGTCGTCTGTAAGCGATCCATAACGCTTTCATCTCTGTCGAACCGCAACGGTGGTTCGACAAGCTCTAACAACTGCTTAAACGGCATATCGGGGAGAATAAACATATTCTCTCCCTCATACTTAAACGGAGTTTGAATAGCGCCTTGACGTTCCATCCACTTAGGAACAATCTTCGGACGTTCCTGCCCGTACTCCATCTCTTTCTTAAACGAAGTGTACTTATTGAAAATGGCAGGC